AACCCCGCTAAACACGTTAAGCAACGATTTACTGATGATCAGATAGAAAGTCTACAAAGTATTGCTTGGTGGGATTGGGATGAACTGAAGATACGTGATAATGCTATGTTGATGTGGTCAGACGATATAACTAAATTCATAAATTACTTTAGATCTATATAAGTATAATATAATTAAAAAACAAAAGAAATGGAAAAAAACAAAAGAATTGAAGAGTTATTACTAACACCAAGAATGTTTTATGCTGATTATAACCATAGGGTTAATCAACTAATGGGGTTAAAGATGTTAATTGACGAATACATAAACGAGAATACTGTTATGGCAGAGATAGGATCATTCTCAGGAATTAGTTCTGAATTATTTTCTTTGCATTGCAAGGAGATACACTGTGTAGATCTTTGGGATTCCTATTGGGAAATAGAAGATAAACAAAGAATGGAATTTGCAGAATTCACATTTGATAAGTTATTAACACAGTATAGTAATATAAAAAAAATAAAGGGGTCTAGTACTAAGTCAGCACAAAGGTTTAAAGACAAGTCCTTAGATTTTGTTTATATTGATGCTGCTCACGATTACGAAAATGTAAAAAATGATATATTAGCGTGGTTGCCTAAAATTAAAGATGGCGGTTATATTGCTGGACATGATTATAGATATGATCAAAATATCGGAGTATATGAAGCTGTGAATGATATTTTTGTAAACGACTATAAAATAGTCACATTCCCTGATTCTAGCTTTGTTATCCGTATTTAATATAGTTTACATGGAAGTATTTGATTTGTATTAATATAACTACTAATTAAAATCTAATTCAATATCAAAAGTAAAGTATGAAAACTTTGCAGTAAAGGTCTTAAAATCAGGAGTAGACGAGCTGTATGAAAGATTAAAACCGTCTTGTGAGACTAGGATAGGTTCCTTGTAGATTATTGAAGATACTAAATAGCCTTCATTATCTAGTAAAGAAAGTCGCATCGGTGAAAACGTTCTAGCTTTATTCTGAAAATCAAGGTATTTCAAACCGTTTTCTAAAAAGATAAAATAGTTTAGATAAGCGTCAGTCATCTTAAAGGTTATTGTAAATTCTCTAACAAACTGGTCTATTACCTGTTTTGAGCTCTTGTATTCTTGCTGCTTACCTAATATACGAGTCTGAGGAACGGTCTGCATAGTCCAGCCTGGCCAATTGATTGATTGTATGGTTGAGGACATAAAGTCTTCAATTGTATCATACGGTAAGATTAGACTTTGAAAATAAGGTTTATATTTTTCTTTTATTTCAGGTGCAAAAAAATCTGGCGGAAACGAAAATAGAAATCCATTTTGTCTTACGTTAAGTAGCATATTTTATTTTACTTTTTTGACATTTGCCCAAGATTTACTTGGACCTGCTGAGTTTACTCTAGCCATTGCCCACTGATGAGAAGTCATTCCTGGTCTGGAACCTGAAGAATAGAATGCACCTAAGCCTTTGATATATTCACGCTTTAGGTCAGCAAACGAATATCCTTTCTTAGTTGCAACCTTTCTAATCTTAGCCAGCGTCTCTTTACTTAACGTACGAGATTTAGCTTCATTGACTTTAGAGTCCTTACGTGGAGTATTTTTAAAGTCAGCTTTTTCACGTTCAGCCTTCTCCATCTCATCCCTAAGTCGATATGCCTCGTCTTTATTGCCAGATTTAATTAGTTCTTTTGCCTTATCTAGTTTCTTATCTCTAGCACTTCCTTCAGGAGCTTTATAGTTTTTGGGATTAGCCTTTTGTTTCTTGCTCTCAAGCAAGCAGTATTGATTAAAGCTAAGCATCATTGTTTTTTTATTTTTTTTTACCAAGTTGTCTTTTTACTTCGGCTCTAACGCTTTCCATCTTCTTAGCGTATGTCGGGTTATCGTTTCGGTTAAATACTATTTGCTGGTTTAGGCTTCCAGTAATCTTACGCATGTCTCCGCCTCTAGTTCGGATCAGCCAAGCGGCAAGTGCTTTTATTCCAAGTTCTTTAAATTTTCCATTAGCATCTGGTGCATCTGAGTCTTGCCAGTCTGGAGAATTTTTAGTTTTTCTTTTTTCATTAACTTCTCCTTCGTGTATTAAGTATTGCCTGTAATTTAATAAATTCTTCATTAGTACTTAACTATTTTTAATTTTAATTTACCGGTTCCTTTTATCAACCTGTGCCATTCTCCTCTTTCTATTAATACCTTTGAATTTAATTCTTGCGGTAGCTTATTTTCAAGTTGAATTAACCCATCAGTTTTATTTATTGAAACGATTAAGCGATCTTCATAGTCTCGATGCCACCTAAACTCATCAGCTTCAGAAGACTGTACAAACTCACGAATATATGTGTCGTTTGATAATTGGATCTCAGTAAAAGGTAAATCATTCATATGTTATACATTTTAATTAGTGAGTCGACTGCTAATAAGTTAGTGTCCATATGATTACTTTTTGTGTTTACAACGCTTGCGCTCTTAGCAATAGCATCACGAGCTGAGTCGTTATTTGCACCAAAACTAGTATAATAGTATTCAACCTTTGATTTATTATTATTAGTAAATTTAATGTAGTCATCAGAGATAGTTTTACCCTTCATCCAAATATCTACTAATAATACTTTTGAAAAATCAGACGCCTTTGTGTCTAATAATTTCATTCCTGGAGAAGACCCGCCTGAAAAAAGATAAAGCACTTTTTTTGAAGGTGTTATTCCATATTTTTTTAGGTAAGTGAGCACAGTCTCATAAGTATCAGGTCCGTTTACTTTGTGACTTGATGCAACAAATATGTGGTATTTTTCCTTTAATTTATCTACATAATTCCACATATAGACACCGCTAGTTATACCTTTAACGGGTATGCCACCATACACTATAAGTAATGGAGCATTTTTATCTTTAGCGAGTATAATTTCTCCGCCAGTGATGATAGTTTTAGTAGATGGAGTATATTGTTCCATATTCTCATTCTCAAATAGCTTATGATATGTTAATATATGTTTCATATTATTATTTTTTAAGTATTACCAGAATCCAGGATAAGTTTTACCGCCCCATAAGTGAGCATATCGATTAATTCGGCAAGCCCAGTAGCCTGCTTTAGTTCTGTCCTTCTTTTCAGCACAATTATGTCGAGCTGCAAATGATTTTCTTGCTTTAGGATTACTAACCTTTGCAGTTAATCCGCCGTGTACATCTCCAAAAGAAATCTTTTTAATATTTCCAGTTTGAGGATTCTTAACATACACATGGTACTTTTTGGCTCCTCCTCGCATAGGATAGTTTAGTTTAGGAGACTTTGCCTCATTCAATTCTAAAACCTCAAGCGGCATGTCTAAAACAACTGTCTTATTTTGATAAGTGCCAGTATTGCCAATATCGGTCTCAGCTAAAAGCGTATGATCGATTCCATTAAACTTTATTTTACCTAGATTAAACGCACACCTAGCCTCACATAGAAGATCCAGATGGGCTTGACTACCTGGCCTATATATTGATTCTAACACTGAGAAACCGTTTACCATGTGATATCTTAAGGCATCAGAAAACATTTGATTCTCTACTAGATATTGATTAAAGGTCTTGAGTCTTGTCTCCATATACTTTATTTATTCGCTTGGTGGAAAATCCGAGTCTATCCACGAATCAGCTAGTGTTGAACCCGATTGTGCTTGACCCTGTCGAAAGTTAAACTGGTCTATTTTGTTACCTTTATAGAAAGTAGAATGATCATCGAAGCTTGGAAAATAGGTCTCAACTGCTAGTGAAAGCGTAGTGGTTACTGTATTTTGATCACTATAACTAAAACTGTAACTCTTTTGAAACTGTGCAGTCTCTGGAAAGGTTATCTGCATAGGTATTCGGGTCCCTCTAAACTGAAAATATCTTACCTGATTCTTATAGTAAAAATCAAAGATCCTTTCAATTATCTTAAATGTTTTATTGATATTATCACTCTCTATCTTCATTGAGTAGGTTAAACTCATTGGAAGAACAAATAACCTTGCTGAATAGGCCTTGGTCTCTTTTTGATTGTTTTCATCTCGCGTTTCCTGATTAAAGCTACCCCTAACAAACTTGTTAGTAAGATCGGCTGTTTTTATTTGAAAAGAATCTAGTGTTATTATTCCACGAGGCATCTGTTCGTAATTGCCCTCTGCAAAGTTTGGATAAGAACAGTCAGTTGGCAGCTCTAAGAAGAAGTCTTTCATAAAGCCTTCGTCTCCTCCAAAGTTGTAAAAAATTGGAATAGCGTGTTCTTCAACTTCATCTCCTCTTTTTAAATATATTATGATTTCCTTATTGAGTAGATCCAATAGAGATAGCGTAGCGTTTCTTAAAAAGACGTCTTGTGAGTTGTTGTTTCGTATGTTTTCGTTGTTTGATCTTTTCATTATTCTTAGTTATCTATTTTTGACGATATATGGTAAATTAGTCTGTACTCGACAGTTGTCGATTAAAACAAGCATAGATTCATCCCTAAGGAACTGTTGGCTTAATATAAAATCGTGCTCTTCTTCTTTTAACATTGTGTTGAAGACTCTTATATTAGTTATTAGCAAGTTAGAGTTAGGTAAAATATAGTTTTGGTCTATTTCAAACTGGGTCAAAGAAAAAGAAGAGGTGCCCTGTAATATAGGTACAAATTCGCTATGATTTATGATGTCGCTAGGATCCTCTACTATTTTATAGACATAGGTTCCGCATTGTAGAAACTCATTAGAGATAGAGACCACTAGTGCATGCCACTGACCGCTTGTAAAATTAGCAATAGAATAGTTTTTTACTTGTGCATTGGCTTTTATACTAAGTGTCAATACCCCTTCAGGCTCAGCGCTAATATATCTAGTAAAGTTACCAGTGATCTGTATTCCAGACTGACTGTCGCTATCGAAGCCATCGATAAAATTAATAGGTCCACCGCTTGATGGCACATTGAATAGGCAGGTAAAACTTAAGTTTCTATCAGTTGTATTGTTAAACTTAGGAGTAGCAGAATAGACGACAGCTGGCTCCCTTACTTTAAATTTTACAATGGTCTTGCCTGATACTACATCAGTTAGAATATCTCGAGGATCTTTAAAACTAAGGTCTCGATAAGCCTCAATCCTGATAAATCTACCAGTTTCAGATTCTCCTTGGTGGTTTGAAATACTATCAAACGGTCCTCTAACTCGACAGTATCTAAAACTAGAAGCCTTAACGTTTTTGTCGTTTGTTAGTAATCCATTGTTTCTCCAAGTAGTGTAGATAGGGCTGCCTTCATAGGCAATTATAACAGCGGTTGAAGGAAGAGAAGAGCTGTCTAAATTAGGCAGTTGTTCTAGCGATTGAGTAGTAGAAAGTAAGGGTGAAGTTGCTAACAATTCAGCAGTTATCTCGTTTGCTGGAACTCCGCCTAAGTCATAATAATTTTCAATGAGTGGTGCAAAATTAAAGGTATATTTCAAAGGTCTCTGTATCACGTCTGGATGTATTGCTTTTCTTGAAGAATCAAAAGTTGTTGTTATTTTTTGATATTGAGCCGGCATAGTGCTGTCTTTAATATCTTTTTCTACTTCATCACTAAATAGCTGGTCAGCATTTACGATTACGTTATCTAGGAAGCTTCTACTTGTGTCAGTAAGAAGCATATCGATATTTTGACTGAACTTCTTAAGTTGAACTTTCCAAAAGACAGGTTCCATCATAAACCCACGACTTAAGTATGATCCTTGTATTTCATACATTCTATTGAGTAGTGGAAAATACAAAAAGTCTCTTTTCCTAGGTTCTGAACAGGATCCAAAAATAGATTGAAAATACTTATGGTCTAGGTGTATTTCAAAAGGCACTTGAAAGTCTAGGCCAAACTCAGTATATTTTGGAGTGTTTTCTGGGAAAGTATTACCAGGCACCATGACTTTAATACACTTACGATCTACGTTTTTATATAGAGTCCACTCTTTAAATACATAATCGCCGCTATCTGATTCAGGTAGTGTTCTAAAATAGACTACTTGGTGACCATATATCTGATTAGTAAAGAAAGATAGGTCTTTAAACATAGTAATTGCACTGTCTACCTCATATGGTCTAAAACTAGGATCACGATTGGCAATTATTGAAGAATAGGTCTCGTTTGAGCACTTTACTTTAGGCGCAAAAACATCTA